CGCGCCTTATGTCAAGATTAAGATGACCGAGTTTAATCCGGGCAGCCGTCAGCATATCTACAAGCGGCTGATGGCACTGTATGGCTGGAAGCCCACCAAGTTCACACCCAGCGGCGAGCCAATGGTAGACGAGACTGTACTGCAGGCTCTTCCTATGCCACCGGCGAAGCTGCTGACTGAGTACTTGCTGCTCGAGAAGCGTCTCGGTCAGATAGCTGAAGGCAATCAGGCATGGCTGAAGCAGGAACGTGACGGTCGTATCCATGGACGCGTGAAGCAGAATGGCACCCGGACTACCCGGGCGTCACATGTGTCACCGAACATGGGTCAGGTACCGAAGGTCGGCAAAGAGTATGGAGCCGAGTGCCGGTCCCTGTTTGGTCCCAGCGTGGGACGTGTGCAAGTTGGCAGTGACCTATCCGGCATCGAGATGCGGGCGCTGGGCCACTATCTGGCTGCATACGACGGCGGTACGTTCGCGCGTGAAGCTGTCGAGGGTGACGTTCACACCTTGATGATGAAAGCAATCGGATTCAACAGTCGGGATATCACGAAGACTGCCGAGTATGCTTACATCTATGGTGCGGGTGACCCGAAGCTGGGCGAGATAACGCTCAGTGACATGACTGCTGAAGAACGTGCTGAAGTCGGCAAGGTTACACAGCGCAAGCTGGCGGCCTTAGGACGCGCTACAAGGGAGAAGTTACAGAAGGGACTCAACGGTATGGAGCCGCTGGTGAACGCCTGTCACAAGGCCTCTGAGCGCGGCTGGATGCGTACGCTGGACGACCGGCGCATCGCTGTGCCGTCAAAGCATTCATCACTGAACACGCTGCTGCAGGCAATGGGCGGAGTACTGGCCAAGCAATGGATGATTGAACTCGACGACATGTTGATTGAAGCTGGTATCAATCCAGCGAACACATGGTACGTCGATGATTCATTCGGAGCAGTCCAGATGCTGTGGGTTCACGATGAAGTTCAGCTTGATGTCAAGCAGAAGGAAGAAGAGAAGGTCGCACGCATAGCAGAGCAGGCAGCTGCGAAGGCAGGCGAGCATTTTAAACTACGAGTACCAGTAGCAGCCGAGAGCAAGATTGGCAGCAACTGGCGCGAGTGTCACTAGGAGAAAGGTATGAAGGCATTTCTAACATTCCGCGATACACCGACGCCTATCGTTCACATCGAACAGTGGACCGAGGAATCGGGCATCAAGGATGGTGATAAAGATTCCCACGCCGTAGGCATGTTAACTGTTATGGCAATGGCTCTGCGTATTATCTATGATGCAGAAGAAGGGCGTAAGTTCCTTGATATTATCAAGCGCACATACGCGAAGACTCAACGCAAAGAACTCGAGAAGGCACAAGATGATTCCAGCAATTCCAATCATCACTAGTCTAATCGGCATCGGCAAAGAGTGGCTGCAAGGCCGCTCTAAGCTGAAGGCCGTAGAGCTGGAGAATAAAATCAAGCTGGCACAGGCCAAGACTGAAGCGCAGATAGCGCTGATGGCGAACAAGCAGGCCGCCGATGTAGCTTGGGAGAATCTTTCAATCACCAACTCCGGTTGGAAGGATGAATGGTTCACTATTCTTCTCAGCATTCCAATGATTCTTTGCTTCATCCCGGGTGGGGCAGCATACGTCGAGGCAGGATTCAATGCCTTGAACCAGTCGACACCTGACTGGTACCAGTATGCTTTCCTTGTGGCAGTAGCTTCAAGCTTCGGCTTTAAGAAACTGACTGACCTGATGAACCTACGAAAGGGAGCATAACAATGACCACTACAATCTTGCTGGACATTGACATTCCTATCTTTCGCTTCGCTGCGGTACACCAGAGCAACATTCAATGGGAGCCGGGTGAGGGCGAAGTGGTAGCTATCGTTCCAGAGTTTGAGTATGTTGCTGACCAGCTGGATATCTATGTCGACGAGCTGATGGAAGAGCTGCATGCTGATGAAATCATCATGTGCCTGTCCGAGCCACTGCGAGACCGCAACTGGCGACGCAAGGTACTGCCGACATACAAGGATAATCGCAGCAAGTCTACTACGCCGGTCTACCGTACTAAGCTGGGTGAATACATCGAGCACAAGTACAAGACATACCGGCGTCCGACACTGGAAGGTGACGACATACTTGGAATCCTGGCCACCAGTAATAAGCTGGTCCCGGGGTACAAGATTGTAGTGTCTGGTGACAAAGACCTGAAGACTATTCCAACAGTCGAGACTTCGATAGGACGCAACGCACTCTATAATCCTGACAAGGATAAGGTGCCGAGGGTCCAGCCGCTTCATGAAGCAGACTGGTTCTGGATGTATCAAACATTGGTGGGCGATTCTACTGACGGCTACAAGGGACTGCCTCGCTGCGGTCCAGTAGGTGCCAAGAAGGTACTCGGCGAACCATGCGAAGGCATGACAGTCGAACACTTGTGGCCGCTGGTAGTCAACGCCTATGCAGACAAGGGACTCACTGAAGCAGAAGCACTTGTGCAAGCACAGGTTGCACGCATCTGCCGAGTTGAGGATTACGATTACAAATTAGGAGAGGTTATACCATGGGAACCCTACACAGAAAGCACCCATTGAAGAACCTTGCTCGACTCATTCTACGCGATGAGCTGCTGCAAGCACGCAAGAACTACATCAACTTGGACCGCAAGTATTGTGAGGCGGTAGAGCGCAACATGGAACTGACGATGACGCTGGAAAAAGTTATTGTCTACAGTCGGAAGGTGCTGTCATGAAAGCTTCGCAATTCGCGAATCGCGCATGTGAGCTGCTCGAAGACCGTGGCAAGGAACGTGACCAACCGAACGGCGAGCGCAGTATGGCTCGCTGTGTCCACACGTTCAACGCCATGACCGGCCATAAGCTATCAGTCGAGGACGGCTGGTTGTTCATGGTCTACCTGAAGCATGCCCGCATGCGTGGCGGCCAGTTCAAGCTGGACGACTACGAGGATGCAGTCAGCTATGAAGCACTGATGGCTGAAGAAGCTTCGGACCATGTGGCATTCAATGTACCTGACTTCGAGAATGACTTCCAGTCTGGAATAATCCCGACCCACAAGCTGGGTGATGACATCGTTTGGTCTGAAAAGTATCAGCGCTATGTTGAGCAGGACGACCTTTTAGGAGACACTCCGTGAGAAATGTATTTGAAAACAACCTTGGCACCATGAGTGCTTACGACCTTATCCTGAAGCTGGACAAGGATTACCCACACCGCTGCCTGTCCGTTGATGCAGATGTAAACCAAGCCCATCGGTATGCAGGCAAGCGCGACCTAGTTGACTCGCTCCTGAGTCAGATAAAACATGAGGACAATAGATGAAGACATTGAAAGAACGGTACGAGAAGCTATCGCAGATTCGCCAGCCCTATCTGGACCGGGCGCGTGATGCTGCCAAGCTGACCATACCGTCTCTCATTCCCGAGGAAGGCGACAACGAGACGACTGGATTCTCAACACCATGGCAATCAGTCGGCTCGCGTGGAACCAACAACCTCGCAAGCAAGATTCTTCTGGCACTCTTCCCGCCCAACAGTGCGTTCTTCCGCATGTCAGTCGACGATGTTGACCGCATGAATATGGATGAAGCATCGAAGGGTGAGATTGATGAAGCACTCGCATCCGTTGAGCGCGTCATCACTCAGGACATCGAGGGTTCGAAGTTCCGCAGCACGATGTATCAGGCTGCACGTCACCTGATTGTGGCCGGCAACGGCCTGCTGTATGACGCTGAAGATGGCATGCGGCACTACCCGCTGCACCGCTATGTCGTGCAACGCGACGCCGATGGCACCGTCTACCAGTTAATTGCAACTGACAAGACTGTGTTCGAGCTGCTGTCTGACGAGCTGAAGGCTGCGCTGATTGCCAGCGAAGAGTCTTCCGCACCGAAGGATGATGATGCCGAGGTTACAATCTACACTGGCGTCAAGCGTGACGGCAAGAAGTGGAAGGTGCATCAGGAAGTCGAGGGCGTTATGGTTCCCGGCTCTGAGCATGAGTTCAAGATTGATGAGACGCCCTGGATTCCACTGCGTCCTATCTCACTGGACGGTGAATCATACGGTCGAGGGTATATCGAAGAGTTATACGGCGACCTGAACACCGTGGATATCCTGACTCAGGCTGTCACAGAAGGCGCGAGTATCGCTGCGCTGGTCAAATTCCTTGTGGACCCGAATGGAGTCACCAAGAAGGATGACTTGATTGACACCCAGAATGGTGGATTCGCCGAGGGCCGGGACCAAGATATCTCAACGCTGCGTGTGGACAAGGGCGGCGACCTCCGGGTTGCTTACGAGTCCATGCAAGGTATCTCTGAGCGTCTTGGGTACGCCTTCCTGCTGTCATCGGCTGCACGCCGGGACGCTGAGCGCGTGACTGCCGAAGAGATTCGGTTCGTTGCTCAGGAGCTGGAAGACGCAATGGGCGGCATCTACTCTGTTCTCTCACAGGAACTGCAGATGCCTCTGGTCAAGTGGCGCATCAAGAAGCTGCAGAAGGCAGGCAAGCTGCCACCGCTGCCGAAGGAAGTCACGACTGAGATTATCACAGGACTGGAAGCGCTTGGCCGTGGCCATGAGCACCAGCGTCTGCGTGCCTTTGTCGGCGATGCAAACCAGAACGTCGGTCCTG